CAATTTCAGTTTTAATTAAACTGGCAGTTAAATTTGTGGCCGGTTCAAATAAAATTTTGTCAATATTTCCCCCAATATCTGGTTGAAATGGTCTTTCATAGAAATTGGTCAATAAAAGATTACGAACCGAACGAATAACCGCTTGGTCATCAAAGCTCCGAGCAACATCCTTCGAACCAGGAACAAGGTTAAATGTGAAGTCTAAATCGGAATAAAGATTGGTTAGTGTTGCCATTTATTATTTATGACGCTTCCTATGAATTAATTCGTGTAATTAACTTGTTGGTGCCAATAAAATTGTTAAACAGGTAAGTTTGAGTTTCACCTAAGCTTGAAAATTGTCTTACTGTATTATACTTATCGGAGAATGTTTTTAAATTTCCATAAAATGCTACGTCTTTACTTCTCTGAGATGACAGTAAAGTGTTGGTATTTGATATGTCCGACACAATTTGATTAATTTGTGCTACAGTTAATGATGTGTTTTGGCCAACCCCAGGATCACCACTAAGGCTACTGCCAATTAAGGTGATGTATGGATAAATTGTATTGGATTGATTACTAATCTGTGGTCCAATTAAAATACTACCAAAATTACCTAAGATAGGTGATGTATTGGTTATGTTGTCTGTTTGATTGGTGATGTATAATGCCGTTTTTCCATAAGAAATTGCAGTTTCATAATAAGGATTCGTTACATCTTCACCAGAAAATGGAGTTATTCCAGACAACCTATTAGTGTGAGCATTAAAAGCAACAGCTGTAGCAGATAAAGCTAAGCAGGCGGTTTGCGCAGTTGCTAAAGCCGCACAATTCGATACTGCAATATTAGCCGCAATTGTATTGGCAGTCGTAAGAATTGTATTTACATAAGTTAATACTGGATTTTGAAAATAACCACTTACGGCGTTATTTGCAATATCTTGTGCTTGCCACGTTTGAATAAAAGCAGGTTGTTTTTCTAAATGACCAACAGCGTTAGCTGAAAGTGGTTCCACATAACCATTTGGGTCACTAAAACTGTAACCTAGTGTTGCATATACTCCTGAAGCATTGTTTACTGTTGACATAATTAAACTCCGAAGAAATCAGTCAAAGGCGGGCTAGTTGGGAATCCCCTATTACCAATATGTGTATGGGTATTATAAATGTTACTATTAATAGTATCAGTCATCAAAGTGGCTTCCATAATACCAAATTGACCAAGCGGTGCTTGTACCGATATCAAAGAAGTAATTGGTCCTACTGAATAAACACCAAGTGGTCCAGCATACAATCCGGTACCGGCATTAATACGAGATTCGGCCGAAATGGTATCTCCAGATATTGCACCACCAACCTCTAAGTCTGACGCCATGTATATATGGTCTCCGGCAGACAGGTACATTGCACCAGTCGAACTTGAAGAAGATTGAATAGTCATGTCGTTATCTGAGATTAACTGCATACCGTTGGTTCCTGCAGCTCTGGCAATCATGTCACCTACCACTTGCAGGTTATAGTTGCCATCAATAATTTCATTTTTATTACCTAAAACATGGATGTTTGAATCCCCATTAATGGTAATATTACAAGTACCATTAATTTCCACATTTTTTCCCTTAACTGTAATCTCATATCCAGTACCATAAACTTTATGTACTTCATCACCATTGGGTTGCATCTCGATAAAAGTGCCTGAGCGGTGAGATATCCGAACTCTCTCACGGGTTGGAGTATCGTCCATCTCAAACGAATGTCCAGATTCACTTTGTTGTATATTATTATATGGGTATTCTGGCTGAGCATCAGCATTAGCGGCTGATTCGGGTTGTGTCCATGAATTTGTTGACGGATTATCCATTATATACCTTTTTTGAACTGTGTCGCAACATTAGGTAATTGAGTAACTGCACTAGAAATTGCTACGGCTCCTGCGGCCGCTGTAGCTGCCATAGAAACAGTTTGATTAAATGTTTGAGCAACTTCTTTAGCAGCTTTAAGTTCATCACCAAACCCACCACTTGCACCACCGGTAATATCTGTCAAAACATTACCTACTGCTGCATAAAGCTTTTTTAAACAATCTTGTAACATAGCCAATAATCTTGCAGGCAAACTTAAAATATAAGCAATCATTTCTTGTATTTTTTTAACGTATTGAACAACAAGAGCTTCAAAATCAAGAATAGGTTGTATTACATTTCTTTGTATATATTTTAATGCTCTAGTAATTGCTTTAAGTTTACTTAATAACCATTGACTTTCTCCTGTTGCATCAGAAAAACCCAATGCTCTCATTACTGCCCGAATCGCATCTCTAATATTATTTGCTTGAGCATTTAAAAATTGTTTTAATTTATTATTTTTAATAAGGTCTGTGGCAAAATCACAACTGTGAGATAAAGTACTATTTGTAAATGAAATTGCAGTATTTGCAACCTGACCTATGCCAAGAGCAGGAGTGGTAGGTTGGCCAGCACCATTGAATATGCCAGTATAAGGACTTACTGGTGGCTTTTCTGCTGTTCCAAGATTTGGTTTTACTGGCGCAACTGGTGCTTTTATTTGTTTCAATCGGTCAATAGTATATTGGATGTTGCTAGCAAGATTTGTAAAATCCAAATAAGGTGTTAATTCATCAATATAACCTTGTGCTTGGCTAGCTGTAACTGTACCAGCATCTATTTTTCTGTTTATATCATTGGATAATGCAATTCCATCACGAGCGTTCATTTTAACTCCTATTATTTAAGACCGGGCATTACACCAAACATTATAGGAAATTGGCCAGATTCTCCATCCATAAAGAAACCAACAACCCAATCTCCTATCATTGGTGCAGAAAACGATTTTGAATTATTTATTGGGTATATTGGATGAGCCCACGGCAAATCATCCGTAGGTATTAACTCTTTATTTGTTGTGTGCCAACCAAAAATACGAACTTGACAACGGCCTAAACCTAACGGATCAATTCTAGTTTCTACTTCACCAACCCACCAAACAAAACCATTTAGGCCGGCAAAATTGTTAACCATTTTAGACATTATGTAATTCCTTTAACCGTATTCTGCCATAGAGCAGAATTGTTATCTGGTGAAGCATATTGTTTAGTTGTGCTTTCTTTTGTAATTTCAAGCACAGTTTTATATTCATTCATTGTAATCATGTGACGAACTGCTGTAATTAAATATTTGCCTGAATAAAACGGATCAGGTTCTTTGTTGTTAGGATTTTTAGATAATAAAGATAAGTTAAGGTTTGTACCAATAGTAAGACCAGGATCTCCAGGTACAGAAATTTTAACTCTTGTATAATTTGCCAATGCTAACTGTGCTGTTCTATAAGGTATATAAGTTTCAGCATAAATGTCTTTACCAACAGAATCAGGTCCTTGCTCAGCAATGTAAGGTACCAAGTTTTGTTTAAAATTTGAGAATACCAATTTTGTTACTGCTTCCGGAGTTTGATTAACTCCTTCACCAAATCTATTTTTAAATGTATTGGTGATTGGATGTTCGTTTAACATCGTGGCTTCCTGAATATAACCAGCATAATCAAAGTTAGTTTCTTTGTATCGTCTTGTGACTGGATCCACAGATATTAATTTATTGGCAAATATGCCAGAATTAATTGCGCCTAACGCATCATAAGAATTTAAAATTTCATATGTTGTAACATTATGTATTCGTTTATTTAAATCATATGTGGCATTATCTATATTTTTTGGATCATAACTGTAATTATAAAAAACAGGCTCTTTCATCAGAGATTGAATTGACCTAAAATTAAAACCAAACTTATTTTCATAAAACAACATATCAGCACCAGGTTTGTCTGGTTGTGGTCTAGCATACACCGCCATGTAATTAATTGCATCAAATGGTTTTATTGTTGGTATAACAAAATCATATACACCATAAGTTGAATCAATTTGGCCAATTTTTTTGTCTGGTACTTTTAAGTAGTTTTGTAGAATATCAATAACATTATCTGAAATAGTTTTAGCACGATATGATTTACTTACTTTATATTGTTCTGACAATAACATTTCTTCAGAACAGAAATATAAAGAATATGATTCGGTGTCACCTTTACCTTCTGGTCGCCTCTTATCTACTTTATAAACACGAAATAATTTATCAATCCAATTAGAATTTTGATTGGTTTTACCAAATGTCATACGCAAATATTCATTACCGGTAAGGTTTAATGTTTCAATGTACCCCATAGAGTCCACAACCATCAAATAACCTGACGCTGTATTATTAAACAAATCTTCTTGATATGATAATTCGGTTAATAAATTTTTCATGTCCATACTATCCGTTGCTGATAGTAAGGTAAGATTTACTAACGAATAGTCTTTTGGATACGATACACCAGCTGACGTTGGTGCTGAAGTCGATATGTCTGCCACTTTATGTACCCATTAATGATTTAAATTGACTTTCGAATTGTGGTGCATAAATTGCATTTATTAATTTAATAGTTCTTTTTGCTTCATTTTGTTCAACTTCCCAATCATATATGTTAACGGCCTCTTTTGTAATCGATTCTGTTGCTGATGTGCCATTAGGAAATGTTACCGTTTTTGTTAGAGGTAGTGTTGCCAAATATGTTGGTTCATCAATCACATAAGTTTTTGATGTTGTTTTTAATGTAGTTTCGTCAGTTGTTGTAATAATTTTACGATACTCATATATTGTTGAAGATGTATATGACAAAACGGTGTTAGCATTGGCCGCAATAGAATACTTATCGTTTAAATATAATGTAAACTGTTGAGAAGATAGTGGCCAACCCCATTGTGGATCTAATATTTGATTTGAAAACAAAACCAACCAATATCTGTATGAATCGCCATAATATTTAGAAGCAACAATGTCTGGTGTATCACCATCTTGAATATCATAATCATAAAACATTAGAGGGTTTGTCATTAAATTTTGTACAAGTTCCGCTCTTGCCAAAATATTAGTTAAAACAATAGCATTATTTTTATTGTCGTTAGTTAAAATTTTTGGTAAAGTATTAAAATATAACATTATCTTAAAGTTCCTTTAGCAATTTTATCTCTGTCAACAATAACAATTTCTTTAAATGTTAAATTGAGTGTTGTTTGCACTGGTGCACCATTTTCGTGTGCAGCAAAACCATTTGGTGCATAATTAACGTCAATATCAGATAAAACGCAATCACCATATTTTGGCACATATTGATTTTCATTTTGACCAATTTTAAATTGTACATTAAATATTGAAGGTGAAGTCAAAAACATACTTTGTGTTGAATCGGTTTTACCGGCTTCTAAACCGGGTGAAAAATGATATTTAAATGTTTTAATAATATCGTTAACTTCAGTAGATTCTTCCAAAGACTTTGGAGTAAACATAAAAGATAATTGAAAACTACGAAAACCAACACCTCTAAAAATCATCTGCAATTGTGGGTTAATTGCATAACCTTTACCTTTTAATATAACATCACCAATTACTTTAGCATCAAGTCCAAGCCTACTATCAACACCTGTTGCACTCATTATGTTTGAAACTAAAGCTGTAACTGCAGGATCGGTCGATGCTAAATTACCTAAATTCTTTTTTAAATCTCCAGACGAAAAAGTTCCTTGTTGTCCTGCATTAGTAGCCAATTGGTCAATCATTCTTAATGAGGATAATGTGGCACCCATGTCACCTAAACTCATTTCTTGCCAGTCGGCTGAATATTGTGCAGTTAATGTATCTGGCATATATAAAGAAATATATGCTTTTGCTTGTGTTGTTGTGGGTGATATTTGTAATGATGTGGGAATATATTCACCAATTTTTTCAAATCCATTACCAATTCCATCTGTGGCTTTACCGACTAAACTTTGTGCAGTTTCGGAAGAACCACCTACGGCACTTTTAATACCATCACTTATTACTCCACCAAGTGCTCCTGCTGCTTGAGCAATACCATTAAGATTGATACTTTGGCCAGGAGTTGTTGGTGCTCTTGTCGAATAACCAGCAGGTACAACTTCTTTAATTGAAAATTGTACATAGTGATTTTTGGTGGCATCAGTAGCAAGGTCGGAAGGATATTTTAAAGTTTGAACTCCTTTACCACCATATAAAGCGGCAAGAGGACCTTTAGCGATTTGACCTAATTGACCTGGTAAAGAAACGCCAGCGACTGATGTTGGTATGGAGATTACGGCCATTGATTAACTCTTTAAATTGAAATATACATAGTATTTATATGGCTTATTCAGGACGATTCACACCAAAATACCCCCAAAAATATGTTGGAGACCACACCAACATCATCTACCGTTCTTCATGGGAAGTGAAGGTAATGGATTGGCTCGACCGTAATTCCGATGTTATATCATGGCAATCAGAAGAATTGATTGTACCTTACAAATCTCCTGTCGATGGCAAATGGCACCGTTACTTTCCAGACTTTATTGTTAAAGTAAGAACCAAAGACGATAAATTCAAAACAATGATGCTTGAAGTTAAACCAGACAAACAAACCAAAGAACCACAACAAAAAAAACGTATCACTAAACAATACATAAACGAAGTGGTGACATGGGGAGTGAACCAAGCCAAATGGAAGGCGGCTGAAGAATTCTGTGCTGACCGTGGTTGGGAGTTTAAAATTCTTACTGAACATCACCTAGGAATCAACTAAATAACGTTATGGCCTCTAAACTTACACTGCTCACACAACAACTATCTGCAGCTCAAATGCAGAAGATGTCTAGAGAATCATATCAATGGCTCTTGAAAAAAATTAATGAATTACGAAATCCTTCATTAATTCCAAGAACTATTGCTAATGAAAGGTTTAGACAAACTAGAAGATTGTTTAAAGGTAGATTATACCAATTTTTTTATGATCCAAAAGGTAAGGCAGATATGCCTTATTATGACCGTTTTCCTCTGGTATTAATATTGGAAAAATATGATGATGGATTTTTAGGGTTAAACTTACATTATTTACCAATTAAGTACAGAGTGGCATTTTTAGACAAACTGTTAAATTACGCCATCCTAGACGATGAAGATAATCCGGCAAGGTTACGCATCACCTATGATATATTGACGGCCTCCAGACGGTTTAGAGAGTTTAGACCGTGTATTAAAAGATACTTATTTGGCCAAATAAGGTCAAAAATACTTACCATTGAACCACAAGAGTGGGAAGTGGCAATATTCTTACCTACTCAACTGTTTAAAGGTGCTAAACCACAGAAAGTATGGCAAGAATCCGTAAATGAAATAAGGAAAAGTTAATGCCTAGTAGCTTAAACGAGTTTCGTGCTAGTTTTGTAAAAGACTTAGCCAAACCTAATCGGTTTGATGTAAACATTCCCGTACCATTAACTTTGTTTCCGTACCGAAATACTGGTAGAACATTGTCAATGCGTTGTGAATCTACCGAATTACCGAGTAGAACATTTGCTACAACGGAACAAAAGTTTGGTACCAATCCAACCGAAAAACATCCTTATCAATCTCAATACAATGATATCACCATGACATTCATTGTTTCTGAAAATATGGAAGAAAAGTTATTCTTTGATGCTTGGATGGAATATATTAATCCGTCTTATAAATTTGATTTTAGATATAAATCAGATTATACATCAACTTTACAAGTTAATCAATACGACCAACAGAATAAGAAGATATATTCTATTAATTTGATTGATGCTTTTCCTATCGCAGTTAATCAATTAGATTTAGATTGGTCATCAGATGCGTATCATAAATTAACTGTGGTATTTGCTTACACATACTGGCAAAACAATTCAATTCAAGCATTGGGTTCCAGTTTGTTACAATCTATTACATCTGAAATTGCTGCTGGAGTTAATGATTTTACAACACAAATTCCAAATAGAGGTGATATAACAGATGTTTTCAGAGATAGAAATAGTTTGAATGGCAGCCAAGCTAACAGAGATTTCGATTAATTTTTAATATGGAGTGAAAATAAAATGGCTTTACCAAGAATTGATGCACCAGTATATGAAATAGATTTACCATTATCTAAAAAACACATTCGTTTTAGACCGTTTTTGGTTAAAGAACAACGTAACTTAATGATGGCTTTGGAATCAGATGACAGACAAACCATCGAAAAAAATATTCGTCAAGTGTTACATAATTGTACCTTGACCGAAAACGTTGATATTGATTCGTTACCAATTATTGATGTTGAGTTTTATTTTTTAAACTTGAGAGCCCGTTCTGTTGGTGAAATTGTAGAAAGCAACTATCGTTGTGAGAACATGGTTCAATTAGAGGATCGCACAGACCCAACACCATGTGGTAATTCCATGAAAACCAAAATTAACCTTTTGGAGATTGGAGTTGAGATGGGTGCCACAAAAGAAGTCATTAATTTGACCAATACAATTAGTATCAAATTAAAGTATCCAGAGTTCTCTGTGTTAGAATCGGTTGCAAAAACCAATAATGTAACTGATATGGCATTTGATATGATTATCAATAGTATTGAATACATCTATGATGGCCAACAGTACTATTATGCCAAAGAAAGTACCAAAAAAGAATTAAACGATTTCTTAGAATCATTGAATCAAGAACAATTTGCACAAATTGAACAATTTTTTGAGAATTTGCCAAAGTTAAACAAAAAGATTGAAATGAAGTGCGGCAAGTGTGGTTATGACCATTCCATTGAAGTCGAAGGCTTAGACAGTTTTTTCGACTAACATTTCGTTATGACAATCTGAAGAATTACTACACTACTAATTTTAGTTTGATGCAACACCACAAATATAGTCTTACGGAACTTGAAAATATGATTCCGTGGGAAAGAGATATTTACGTTACTATGCTTATACAATATATTGAACAAGAAAACGAAAAGATTAAGCAAAGACAAAAAGGTAAATGAAAAAAAGTAGCGAAGAACTATTACAAGAACTTCAAGAAGTGGATGCTTTAATTGCACAAAAGCGACCACTTACTGGTGCAGACCGTCAGCGCATCAAACAAATACGAGAAAGAGGATTTCTCGCCAATATTAGAGATGGTGCAATTGAAGGCAAATCTCTCAAACAAAGCATATCAGAAGGTTTCAAAGCCAAAGTAGTTGGCATTCAAGAAAAATTCAATCCATTAAACATTGCAAAGGCACTTGTTGGAAAAACTGGTGCAACTTTACTTGGTAAAACATTTGGTGCCAGTAAAGATAGTCTAAAGTATTTTTTAGGCGATAAAAAAATGTCATCTTTATCTTCTGGTAGAAAACTTGGTGGTATTGATACTGCATTTTATACCAAAGTGGCTGCTGGACAAAAAGAAGGTCTCCGTAAAGGTGACGCAGTGGCCGATGTAGCAGGCAAACTATTCAATTTAGTAAAAAATCACAATGAAAAAAATAAACTTAGTTTTGAGTTAGAAAGAAACTTTGAACAAGAATTGCATGAAGAAGATGAAAGACGCCACAAAGAATTGATTGAACAAATCAAAAGTCGCCAAACTAAAAAATTAAGTAAAGTTAAAACAAAACCAACGACAAAAACAACCACTGCTCCTTCTACGCCTACAACTACAAAAGCACCCACAACTACAACTACAACTACAAAACCTACCACAACCACTTCTGCGCCTACAACTACGACTACTCCTGCACCAACAGCAGTAAAAACACCAGGCATGAATTTAAGAGGCG